GAAATTCATCCCGCTGAACTCGCGGCTGGTGCGCGCGCAACTCCGGTTTGAGGCGCGCGTCGACGCGGCCGTCGCGGTGGGCGCCATGACGGTGGGGCGGGCGGCAAAGGCGATCGCGCTGAATCGTAAACGGCTGGTTCGCTACCGGGCCAGGATGATCTCGCGGACGGAAATCGTGCGGGCGTTGAATGCGGGACAGGAGGCGCTGTGGGCGGAATCGTTCCGGCGCGGGTTGCTCCCGAACACCGTCAAACGGATGTGGATTGTGACTCCGGACGATCTGCTCTGTCCGATATGTTTGGCGATGCAGGGTCTGCTCACATCGCTGGGTGTGCCATGGATGGCTGGAGGGCGGGCGGTCATGACGCCACAGGACATCCACCCGCACTGCCGATGCTGTGAAGGTCTTGTATTCAAAGCGAAACTGGGTCTTGGGGCTTGACAACACAAACGAACGGTTTACGCTACTCAGTAAGGGCGGCGTAACAAGGAGGGATCGTGGCAAAGACTCTCAGTATAGAAAAGTGGCGAGCGGCTAACATGCCGAAGGATGCTGTCCTGAAAATGGACGGGTTCGACCTTCAGGTGGTGCGGCTGCTCGATCAACCCCAGGATGCACGGAACGGAGGGAGAATTGAGTTCATCATCTCGACGGGCTCAGAAGATCGGATGAGGGATCGGGTCATCCCGGAAGGCGGAAAGATCGGCCAGTTTCTGAAGAATCCGGTCGTGCTATACGCTCATGATTCGAGCGGGCTGCCGATCGCGCGGGCGGAGTCGATTGATCTGGTCGACGGCGCGTGGAAATCCATCGCGGTGTTTCCTTCGGAGGATCTCCATCCATTTGCGAACCAGGTCTACCGGCTGCTGGTCTCCGGATACCTCCGGGCCGCGTCGATCGGGTTCCGGCCGCTCAAAGTTCAAGAGGTTCCGGAGCGGAACGGTTTCGATTTTGTGGAATGGGAGCTGATGGAGTGGTCTGTGTGTCCGGTGGGAGCGAACCAGGACGCTCTCGCCATCGCGCGCCGCTCGTTCGTCGGCGATGATTCCGAGTTCGATCTCGCTGTGAAGGCTCTGGCCGATGCGACTCCGACTGAAGACGTGGACGAGAACGACACGGAACCGAGCCAGGCGCTCGCGGAAGGAGACGCAGCGGCAAGTGCGGTAACTCCGCCGACCGAAGGGGCTGCGACCTGCGAGGTGGAAGCGCAGCCGACAGAGAGCGTGGACAAGGTCGGTGGGATCTCAAGTCCGACAGGCGCCGCAACGCTGCAATCCGTGAGTGTGGCAATCCTGGCTATGACAGAGGCCGCGGTCACACTGCGTGAGGTGACGCAAGCGCTGGTCGACGGGTTCGAGGAGATGAAAAACGCTATCGGCGTCGGGGGGCCGGCGGCGGAGCGTATCGAAGAGACCGATGAAGGAGGTGATCCATCATCTGAAACGAAGGATGCGGACCAGGGCGTGGTTCATCTGGCGGATGGCGCTGATGCGTCGACGGTCCGCCGAGCGCTGTTCGACATGTTCGGCGTACAACGGGCGGGCGCCGGCGACGACACGAGGGGAGAAGAGTGATGGAAATGACGGTGGAGCAACTTCAGGAGGTAGTCCGCGAAGTGATCCGCGAGGCGGGGCTGGTACAGGCCGCTCCGGAGGGGTCGGCGGGCGAGTTCAAGCACGCGTTGTTCGCTGGTGCGACCAACGCGCGACGGGCCGAGACGATGAGCCTCGGTGTTGGAAAGCTGATCCGGGCGCTGGCCGCCGCGAAGGGCGACCCGGAGCGGGCCGCCGCGTGGACGAAGAAGCACTTCCACGACGAGGCGATCGAGAAGGCGCTGCTGGCGTCCGACGGGGGGTCTGGCGGTTTCACGGTGCCGGAGGATTACACCACCTCGGTGATCGAGTTCCTGCGGCCGGCATCTGCGATCCGGCGCATGAACCCCATCATCGTGCCGATGCCGAACGGCAACATGACGCTGCCGAAGCAGACTGGCGGCGCGGCTGCCAGTTACATCGGGGAAAGCTCGAATCTGCCAGCGACAGGCGCCTCGTTCGGGCAGGTCAAGCTGTCGTGGAAGAAGCTGGGAGCACTCGTCCCGGTGTCCAATGATCTGCTGCGGTTCAACGCGGTGGGCGTGGACACGATCGTTCGCGACGACCTCGTGGCGGCTCTGGGCCAGCGGTCCGACCTGGCGTTTCTGCGGGATGACGGCACGGACTTCACTCCCACGGGTCTGCTCCACTGGGTGATCGCTGCCAACACGTTCGGCGCGAATGGGACGGTCAACCTCGCGAACGTGACGACCGATCTTGCGACGATGGTCCTGAAGCTCCGGTCCTCGAACTGCCGAATGCTGCGGGTGGGGTGGATCATGTCGCCGCGAACCGAGATGTATTTGATGACGATTCGGGACGGAAACGGGAATTTCGCTTTCCGCGACGAGATGCTCCGCGGAACCCTGTGGACGTTCCCGTTCGCTGTCACAACGCAGATCCCCGAGAACCTTGGAGCCGGCACGAACGAGACCGAGCTGTATCTGGCGGATTTCGCCGACGTTGTGATCGGCGAGGCGCAGACGCTGCTCGTCGACGTGTCGACCGAAGCCGCGTACCATGACGGTTCGGCAGTCGTCGCGGCGTTCTCGCGCGACGAGACCGTCATCCGCGCGATCCTGCTCCACGATCTCGGTATGCGGCACAACGGCTCGTTGGCCGTGCTGACCGCGGTCAAGTGGGGCGCCTGAGCCACTGGTGAGTAACGACCGGGGGCGGGATTACTCCCGCCCCTATTGAAAGGAAGGGTGGGAGAATGAATGCACGGAACATCGGGGCAGAAATTACCGCCAAGATCGGGGCCATCGGGACTGCTGTAGCCGCTGGGGCAGGGGACAATACCGCGCTGGTCGGACAGGTTGTTGATCGTTTGGCGTTCGGCGACGGTGCGGGAGCGCCTCTGTCGGCTGTGGGAGTCGCGATCTTCAAGACCACGCTCGCGGATGGAAAGACGTTGTCGCTGACGTGGAAAATCGAGCACGGAAACGATGTCGGGCTGTCGGACACCGCGGACCTTCAGACCAAGGCGAAAGCGGTTGTCTCGACCGGCGGCGCCGGCGGATCGACCAACTACGGCGCGGAGACTCTGGACATCGACCTCAGTGGGTGCAAGCGGTATATCCGCATTACGGTCACTCCTGACCTGGACGCGGCGAACACCGATACGGCGTCGCTGTCTACCGCGCTGATTTTCGGTGGGTTCGCTGGGGTGCCGATCGCCTGACCACTATGGTGGAGGTAGAACGTGAGCAAAGTCGCAGTGAAGTTCCTGACAAAGACGCCACCATATAACGCGGGAGAGATCGCTGGATTCACTCAGGGGGTCGCCGAATCGCTGGTGATCTCCGGTGTGGCGGTCTACTACGCGCCGGCGGTCCTGGAACACGATCGGCAGTTTGATGCGAGTTCGGGAGAAGTCACGAAGCCGGCCGTCAGCAGGGCGCAGATTGGGAGCACCAAGGCGCACCGAGGAGCGGGCCGGAAGGGATAGGTGCAGTCGTGATCACAGCGGAAACGATGCTCGTGGCTCCGATGATGGTAAGCGTGGCCGATGCGACTGCTGCGTTGTCGCTCCCGGCCGAATACGCTGATCAGGTCGAACGTTGGATTAGGGCTGTCACGGGGTCGATTTTGCGGATGGTAGATCGCGAGAAGTTTGGGTTGCTGTCGACGGTCGTCGAAGAGTTGGCCGGGTCTGGACGCCAGAAACTGCTGTTGGCGCGAGGGCCCGTCGTCGGGACTCCGGTGGTGCTGGAAGACGACGCGGCAGTGACGGATTTTGTCATCGCGCCACGGTGGGCGATGTTGTATCGCGAAGCCGGTTGGCAGAAGAACCTTGCGGTGGTCAACTCGTTCGGAATCCTGGCGGAACCGACCGGGGAAGCGGGGAACACGATCTCGGTGACATACCGGGCGGGGTTTGTTCCGTATGACCAGGACATCACCGTCGACGGCACGGTGGAAC